AACCTGCTCAGGCTCAACAACTTGTTCCAAAACTTCACCTTCCACACCTTCTATTGTAGCATTTTCGTGCATAGTGTTTTCCATTATATTCTCCGATTTTCTTTTAGTTTAGCATCACCTTTTAAAAGATGTCCATAAAAGCAGAACCGGGAAATGTTCCCACTATTTCTGTTTTCATTAGCTTACAGCTTGGGTTTCTGAATCAACAATTCTTTTTAGATTATCAACCTGAACTTTAGTTTTAAACTTAGTATCATTTTGAATCTCATTGAGCCTAGATTTGAACTTCTCAGTTTCAGCCCTCTTTCTAGAGTTCAGAGTTTCACGCTCTGCTGTCTGAAGGTCTCCACTAAGTTTCTTAACTTGAGCTTCTAATTGTTTGATATATGATTGCAACTGTGCCATCTGACCCTTTCTCTGTAAGACACCTTGTTTGTCGAAGATTTCAGTTTTCTTTAAAACCTCGACATCGTCTACCAGATTCATCTTATACGCTTCAAGGTACATATTGTATTCAGCTACCCTATTTGAAGGTAAAGTAGAACCGGATATAATCCTCACGTCGTAATGCCCAACCGTGATGTCGTTTTGTATGGCATTAGCTTCTTGACTTCTATCATCATACATATTTACCGTAAACTGAGTAATATCGTTATTTGGTTGTATGATTCTAAATGTCTTGGCGTAAGTGTAATGACCCTTGGCTAGGTTATATAAATTTTTACCCAGCCTTGTCAAACTTCCTTCGATATCTCTTAACTTTGATTTACCACGTGTCTCGCCCATTTCAGCAAGCATAGCAGTTCCCCTAACTGTTTCAGGGGCTCCTTCTCTAAAACCCTGCATGAGCTCTGGGATACCGAAACTTAAATCTATATAGTGCTCTATTCTTCCCATTAAGCTATAAAACTCTCCAGACAATGATTGTGGGGCAGGGAAATGAGGTGCACCGAACTCAGGATTATATGGTATCACAGCATTGGGTCTTGCCCAATCCTGCTCTAACTGCCCCAAATCATCCACACTTCCCTCTGGAACCATCAATTTTAATCCGGCTGAGGCTTGTGCGTGAGAGAGAGTGAGAGAGAATAACTTGTTCAAAAGCCTTTGAGAATCCTTGACTTTTGATATATCAGACTTTGGATAAGGTGTTCCTGTCCATATGTTAGGAACTGGTATTATCGGATATATGTCTGTATTTAAAATTTGCTCGTACAATAGCAGTTCTCCTGCTGTTGCAGAGACTTTAATTCTTGTCTGAGTAACTTCAACTATCTGTATCATTTCAGCTTGTATTAATAATTTAGCTTCCTCAGATGCTATAAAATCTTCATATTTATTAATGTCAAGAACAACTTCTGAGCCGTCTTGCTTGTTAAATATTCTATAAAATGGAACTTTTACCTTTGAAAATCTTTCCAGAACTCTATACTTATTTACTCTATTATATTCAGACTCATAAGTTGTATCTGGCGTAAATGACTGTGAAGAGTTTTTTCTTGCAGAGCTAGGATAATCCTCTTCATCATAATAACTTTCTATATCACCTATGTATGGCTCTATCTGAGGATACATATTTATCATTTGGTCTTCGGTAAGTATTGTGGATAGTATTATTCCAGATGCGTCATCTGCATACCTGTGTCTTGATGCAGGGTCTATATAAACACGAAATGGGTCTACGTATGTGTACTTAACCTCGCCTCTTCCATAGTCAGCCTCTGGGTCTATATACGCATAGAAATATCCCATACCAGCAGTAGCATAGTCATGCACTGCCTGTTTAAACTGAGCATCACCATCTGATATATCCCACATATACTCAAGAATAGTTCTCCAAACATTTGATATCCTACTATCAGAGTCTTCTCTTCCAACAGCACTATATTTTGGAGACCTAGACGTAAGCAAAGACTTTAACTTTTCTATAGCCGCATATACACGGTCTATTACAAAGTCTCCTTGACCTACAGCTCTTAGAGCATCTGATTCTTCTTGTGAGTAATGGTTGCCAAGAAAGAAGTCAATAGAGTCTCTTGCCTCTACATCCCACTCTGACCTAGCATCTCTCCACATTCTCCAAAGTTGTCTATTAACTTCGGAGTGTTTTAGCTCGTTACTTTCTAACTCTCTAATACTAGAAATACGTACACCTACCTTTTTGGTGTAAAATATAGTAAATTAATACATATAAAGCAAGTACTTTTTAAATTTTCTGTCCAGTTACCCATGAAATAACTCTTTTTGTGCCATCTTTTACAGGTTTTATTGCTTTGTTTTCAATAAAGTCAATAGCATCAAATCTTTTACTAACAGGAGGTCTTGCATTATTTACAGCATACCAAAGACCATCAAGTGTGTCATCGTTCTTACCTTTTGGAAACTGAAACATTTCATCAACTAAATGTGTATGACTTCTCTTTATATGCATCTTGCCCCTGTTTACAAGAGGTGCTAGTAAAGACTCTAGCCTATCTTCTTTTTTTATACCAGATGGAGGTCTTACTCCTAGTGCTATGCCCGGTGCAACCTTTCTTTCATTGCCAGACATCTTATTAACAGCATCCTTAATTATTCCCTGAGCACCAACGTGTTCAACGTTTACACGTTTTACAGGAGCATATTCTCTTGCATACTCAAGTATCTGTTCTGGCATATCATAAAGGGGCACATGCTCTCTCATGTAATCTAAAACATATATATTCCTATTGCTATCTATACCTATAATCATTATGACTTGAAAGTCGCTAGACTCATTAGCTTCATATGCTAGGTCAACACCAATGTATACATTTACTGGTATAGCGTCTTTTGAGTTGACTATGTATCCATAACCATCTTTACTTTCAAACTCGTGGTCATAGTATTGAAGCCTATCTGTTTTAAACTTTGCATTTTCTAAGTCTCTTGCCTCGTTTAGGTATTCCTGTGCAAATTTATGAGTTAGACCAACATCTTCAAATCTTTTTCTTATATCATCTAGTTTTTCTTTACTAAAGTAACTGCTCCACAAAACATTTCCATCTGCATCTATAGCCTTGTGATACATAACATCCCAAGCGTACTTTCTTTTTTCTCTTACAGCCTCTAGGTATCCATCGTATATACTTTGCAAGAAAGAGTCATAATGAACAATAGTTCCTATTAACCATATAGAACCTTCGTTTTCTGCAGAGTTTTCCAATGCAGGCTCTACAGTTGACATAACCCACTCTTTTATTTCTCTTCTCCTGTCTGGAGTTTTTGTATTTAGTTCGGACTCAAAGTCATCAAGAATAATTTTAGTATATCTCAATCCAAGCTGTGACCTACCACGAAGTCTTTGAGATGTACCCTTTGCTATAATTCTATCGCCTTTGCTTGTGGTAAACTCTTTTTCTGTCCACTTTGTGCCACGAATATCACCAAAGTAATAATTTAATGCAGGGTTGTTTTCTATATGGTTTTGTATGTATTTTATGTGGTCTATCGCTTGAGACTGTTCCTCTGCTACCCAAGCTATAAATTCTTTCTTTCCTTCTGGGTTAAAATACAAATGATACAGCAATGCTGTCTTTGCAAGCGTTGATTTGCTGTGACCTCTGGGAAGTATGATACAATTTCTTTTTTTCGTATCGTCAAGTAAAAGGTCATTTAGTTCGTAGTGATATGCCGCAGGTGTAGACTTCATAAAGTCTTCTGGTAAAAATAACTGACCAAAAGATATTATATCTCTCTTGGCTAACTCTAGCACACGTTCTTTTTCAGATACGTTGTTTTTATTTACATTCGGAGCTTTAGGCATTCCTCTGACATCCAATCTTTTTTAGGAACCATTTCAAATACTCCAGACCCCTGCATCAGTGCAGAGCCTATTGTATACATCCATGCTTCTATATTATCATCATCATTGTAAACATCTACCATTCTTCTTTCGTACAATCCAGAAGATATACCCTCATATATGTCATAACTTGCTAAGTCATAATCATCAACGGTCATAACCTCTACAACTAGACCAGTTTGGCTCTCATCTGGTAAAGCCGCAGGAAATCTTCTGTGACCCGGAAACACCAATGAGTAGCCATCAACCTTCCAAGTATCTCGCTTACCGTTTCTAAGTGTTCCGTATACAGCTAGTTTATTCGTCTTCATCAAAGTCTTCTCTAAACTGCCAGTATTCATCTAGGTTTTCTATGTAACCGTTGCTGGCATATGGAGAATATACTTGACTTTCATAGAATAGTTCGTAGATTTCTGTAGCTATGCTTTCTCTTGATATCTCATTTTCTATAGACATCTTTCCATTATTAGCATGCTCCAAAACTTCAACAACTATATCATATAGATTCATCAGCTTTTTAACTTCCTTTTAGCACTTGCTAGTTTTTTTGTGTTACCACCACCTATAGCCTCAAGCTGTTGAGGAGAAAACCCCTGAAAAACAGTAACAGACTCAGATTTTTTATCTGTATCCCTCATACCTGCAATAGCAACAAGTTCTTTTAACAATGACACTTTATCGCTATCTCTGGATGTTGTAGACTCGATGATGTCTTTCATCTTTTCCAATATGTAAAGAGGCGTTATCTCAGCCTCGTTCATTACCTTTTCTATTTCTTCTCTAATCAAACCTTGTATCCTTTTTGTACTCATGAGTAGACTAGACTCACGTTTTGCATAGTCTCTGCTTTTTGCAGGGTAAGCTTTCATAAACGCATCCACTACCTCATCACCCTTTGCTACATACTTTGCAAATAAAAACTCTTTCTTGGTAGGTTTTTTTCTTTGCTTTATTGTCTGGTATGGTGTTTTATCATGGGCTCCAAACGAATATATGTTTTTTCTCATATCCCCTTCCATAGTAACTCCACCTTGTTTACAGACAAAAGAGCCAATGACTGTTCTTATGTAGCTATTATAAACATTTCTATTTGAAAGTTTCATCTTTCCTTTTTTAAGAACTTGGCATATCTGACCATCGTCACACAATACCCAGTCTCCTTCGTTACCTTTTCTCCAATCTGTTATAATTGGAGTTTTAGGCATATACTTGTTAAACTCTTCTTCGTTTTCAAAAAGTATATGTTGTTTTTTATTTATTGTTCTTGTCTTCACTTATAACTAAGAACCTTACCATCTACCGTGCTAACACCATTTACTATCTGATGCACCGTTACATTGAAGTTTCCATTCCTATGAAAGTCTACAATGGCAAAAGCATGTTGCCAGTTGTGCTGTCTATTGCCTAGCCATTCGTTAGCTTCAGAACTCATATTCTTCAAACATCCTATTGACCACGCTGACTTAACCCCATCAATGTGTGTAATAGAGCTTTGCTGAATATCATGATGGTGACCATACATAACATTACCACCGAGCCTAAGGAGATGATTACGAGTATGATTAATTCCTGCAAAATGGTGACCGTGATAAAAATTAATTTTGCCAATTCTGAGCATCTTTCCGATTTTATGGTACTTGTATCCACGCTCTTTAAGACGCAACGCATTTTTGACGAGCATTTCTTTAGCCAGATACGGATTTTCTTCAACGAACCTATTAAGCCAGTCTTCATGGTTTCCCTCAATAAAATGACGTTCTTTGGTTTTAGCCTTATCAAGAGATGCATCTATAATATCCATACCCTTGTTGACATCTTCTATCTCTTTGTATACGAATGGTAACTGATACTCAAGTGGTGGTCTTTTCTTTTTCTTCCACTGCCAGTGAGATACAGACTCCCATTCTCCCACATCTCCTAAGTCCACATAGATATCTGGCTTTACAAGTTCTATTGCCTTACATATAACCTTGATTGCTTTCTTGTCCTCGTATGGAAAGTGCTTGTCAGGGGTAACTATTGCTCTTTTCATTTAATTACCCCCTTAAGCACTCTTACTAGGCAAATTACAACCAAGGCTTCTATAAAAAAATAAAGCTTTCCACATATCATTGTTAAAATTACTATCGCTGTCTTCATTACTTCAAACCTTCCTTGTTCCACAAAAAGTCTCCAATGCCAAGCTGAAACAATCCATTTGCTATTGTATCTATGTAATGTTCGTCTTGTTCTTGAAATCCTGCGTTTGTTAGCACAGCATGTAGTATTTCATGTATTAAGGTTTCTTTCTGTCTTGATTCTGTTAGGTTTTTATCTATATTGATAGTACATGTTCTGCAATCATGCAAACCCATAATGCTACCATTCTTTACTTTCATTTCTTCAACAAAATTAATTTTATATTGATGTCCGCCTATCTTCATTTTTTCTCCTATGTTTTTCTTAGTAATTTAGCTGAGTCTTTTATTTTTTTATCAGCTATACCGGGAATAACCACATATTCAAAATAATCGCATCCTTTCTCTACCACGCATGGTTTACCACTTAAATCTGAATCAAGCGATACAAAAAGTTTATTGTGCCTACGGTTAAATACACAACCAATACAATTTCCTGCATTCCAGTTTGCACAATGTTGCCTAGCAATATTTAGTATTTTGGTCATATTCTCATAACTAATATAAAAACATAAACATATATGTTCCAAGTATTATTTTTTGCATTTATTTTATAAAGTACTTGTTTTATTTGCATTTTATTATTAAATTGTATAGGGTTTTAACCCGAAAGTTACTTAGTTTACTTAGTAAAAGAAAGAAATATATTACTAACGTAATATACAAAGAAAGAAAAGATGAAGAAAGTAAGATTCTTAACAATACTACTCATAGCCTTGCAACAAGAAGAGCTAGACATAAATAAAATGTTTCAAGATGCAAAGTGGGAAGAAGTGCAAAATACTACAAACCAAGGATATGAAGTAGAAAAAGTTACTATAGTAGCAGGAGTACGTGGAAATGAAGCAGAACACGAGATACTAGACTTCTTATATTACAGGGTAAGAAGCAATACGCCTCAAATTCCCTCAAAATTAGCTGAAAAGCTACACATACGATAATATACTCGTTATTTCTACTTTAAAGCCGCTAAAGGGCAAAATATCGCCAAATAAAAGCATTCTAGGTTGTCAACTACCATTACCTTAGAAAAAATTTACAATATTTTTTAAAAATACTTGTTTTAATAACCTAAGCACCACTAAATTACATTAAGAAAAAAGGTTGAAAAAATGGAATGTTGGCATTGTAACGAAGATTTAATATGGGGCGGAGACCAAGATGACGAAAAAGAAGACGGAACAGAAATAATAACTAATCTGTCTTGCTCTAACGATGAATGCGATACTATATACATGATTTACCACACCTACAACAAAAAAGAAGAGGGAAAGAAGTGAAAACAAGAATGGACAAAGCTATGAGCGACGACTGGAGAGAAGAGCCTAGCTTTAAAAATATAAACGAAGCTATAAAATTAGCTAGAAAAATAAAAATTATAGACATTATAGACCCTACTACGCATATTAGGCACGATTTAGCAGAAATTGTAAGTAGACTACATAATGCAGATAAACTAGAAATAATAGATTTACAAGACTTTTCAGGAAATATAAACACCTATTCCTAAAAAATAGCCCCACATTGTGTGCTAGCCTTATTTGCGCGATAGTCCCCCCCTCCGTTCTGATATTGAGTCTCATTATCAAGTTGAAAAAATCAAATTGAGATTGAGTCTCATTAGCAATAAATTTTTTATTGATACTGAGTCTCATTAACAACAAGAAACTTCTGCCTTATTGATAACGAGTCTCATTAGCAATAGGACATATACCTCTTATTGAGATTGAGTCTCACTTGCAACAAGCCCACGCTTATTGAGACTGAGTCTCATTATCACTCAAAAACCCTGAATTTACGAAAAATAAACATTATATGCAATAGTGTATATAAACTTTCTTAGCCCTAAGCTAACCCCATGAAAATAGATTCAAAAATACAAAACGCTCAAAACGCTCATTTAGTAGATAAATGTGTTG